TTAACTACAAATTTTTTTACCCATCTGTTTTATAATAGCACGCACGAGGCTCTCGCTAATCTTAAATTGTTCAGATATGAAAGTGTAACGCTCCATCTTTGGGGCGTTGCTTTTTTGATATTCTTCGTAAATTTCCAAATCTCGAAATATCTCACACGCTACCCTGCCTCCGTGTTTGTAAACCAAACGCAGGTCGTTCTCCATTGGTTTTAACTTCTCGTATATATTCATTGTCATTCCCATTTATTAAGTTCACACCCCTTTTCGTCTTGTCGCAAAAGAGTAGAGAGCGGACAATTACACACCTTACACTTCATACCCTTAACTTCTTTCAGCGTATAATCTCTCATTAGCCTTTGGTATGTACCCATCTTAGCCATAGGACACTCTGCGCATATCTTTGCCCGCTCTTTTGCCTTTGCCTCCACTTCTGGGTCAGTAAATATGTAATTTTCCCAACCCTTTAATATTGCTTTTAACTTTATCATATACTTGCCGATTGTCGCGCACGTTCATTGTCGCTAATTCTCAAAATGCTATCGGTGAGCCCTGAGGTAGTGCCCATTGTTGCGCCTTCATACGCTCCTTGCATTGAGCCTTCAAGGCTACCTGCACGAGCTCCTTCGAATGCTCCTTGTTGTGAGCCTTGAAAAGCACCTTGCATAGCACCCTCATACGCTCCTGTTTGTGTGCCCTGCATAGCACCTTCTCTTACTGCCTTCGTGATTTCTGTATAATCAATCTTCATCTCATATGCTTGTTTAATTACACCGCCCGCTTGCATATACACTGGGTTATAACTGCCATTACTTACATCACTGTTGAGAAAATTCAATAGGGGTAAGTTTTTCTTCGTTGCTTTTTTGTTCACAAGGAATTCGCCTCCCTCAGCCTCGAAGCCTCCACGTCCTGCAACGGTGAAAGGAATACCACCCTCATTGTGGCTCTTTCCTTTGAGCAAACCGCCTTTTTCGTACTTCACGTTGGTTTCCATTATCTTCTTAACGTTTAGCATACCCATTGCCCCAGTAACACCTGCCATAATAGCATTGTAAGGAGGAGGATATGCAGATAGTGCCTTCGTGATACCTAAGTAAGTATTTATCATCGCCTCAGCCACCGCAGCCGCTTTCCCGACTGCTGTATGCTCGCCAAATAACTGTTTCGCTTGTGATAAAGCCCCTAACGCTAATTGTAGTTTAGACTCCTCTGTTTTGCGTTTTAAGTTTATTTCATCTTGTGACTGTTTTCGGCTTAATATTGATAATCGTTTGTTATACTCCTCTTGTGAAACCTGATTACTTGCCAGCAATTCGTTAAGCGCTTCACGTTCTTGCTCGTGATTTTGTCGCATTTGCTCTTCTTCAATCTCCCATTGCGTAGCCCCCTGCTCTTGCAAGGTGAGTAGTTTGTCTTGAAAATCCAACTCCTGTTGTGCTTTCTTTTCCTCTTTCTCAATCTCAGATTGCTGTTTGCTCAACTCCTTAGCCTTCTCATTATACCCTTCTCTTAGTTCTTGCAATTGTTGCTGATAAGCGTCCTCAGCGTTATAATCCCAATCGTGTGCCTCTTGTTTGAGTTGTTTTTCCTTCTCCAATGCCTCAACTTTCTTTTGATAGATAGCCTCTTGCCTTGCCTGCTCTTGTACGATGAGTTCCGCTGTCAATCGTGTTTCGCTGTCAATCTTAGTTTTATTCTGTAACTCGTATTGCTCTGCTTCCTTCTTCACCGCTTCAATAGATAGGTCTGTACGTGTTTTCAAAAACGCTTCCTCAATCTCTCGCTTCTGCTTCTCATACTCATTCCGCTTTATTAGACCCTTAGATTTCTCTTTCTCCAATAACGCCAAGCGGTCCTGCATTCCCTTTTCCTCAATTACTAAACGTTCCTGCAATGATTTAGCAACCGCCGAATTAGTCTTTACATACTCTTCTACTGCTTCACGTTGTTGTTTTAATTCCTCTTGCATTCTTGCACGAGCTTTATCTGCTTGCTCTTTTGCCCTTGCGTTCTCCTCTTGTCGAGCAGTATTTCGTATGCTATTTATTACTTTATTCTGAGCGGTCTCCGCATTCAACATCTCCCTATTAGCAGCGTTAAGCTCTGCCTTCTTCCTTGCAAGGTCTGCTTTCTCCTCGTCACTTGTATCGTTACTTTTTTGTTGCAACTCGATACGCTCCACTTCCAACTGGTTGCGCTCTCTTGCTAATGCGTTTATCTGCTTCAAAGTCTCAACGGATGCCTTCGCCGCTTTCTCTCTCTCTTCTACACTCTTAGAGGTGTCCCTTGCTATTTGGTTTTGTTCGGCAAATAATTCTTTTAACGCTTCTGTCTTCTCTATGTGTTCCGCTTCCGATTTTACTAATTTTTGGTTTATCTCCTCAATTCGTTGTCCACGTTTGAGAGCCTCGTCCATTGTGTCGCCAATACCTCCAACAATGCCCTTCATTTCCTTACCTAATTCAGCATACTTAGCACGAGCCTCTCCTACCGCCTTGCCCATCTCTTTGCCCTTGTTCACTAAGTCCTGTGCAGGCTTCTTCACCTCTTCCCAAGCACCCTTAAAGTCTCCTGTGAGAATCTTCCCAAGTCCCTTAACGACACCCACTACTTGCTTTATTGGTGTAATGAGGAATGTGCCTATGAATTCTCCTACTTTCTTAATAGGCTCCCAAGCCGCTTTAAAGGCTTCCACTAATACCTTACCCACCTGTTGTACTACGCCAAAGAGCGTTTGAAAGAGTACTTTTAACGGTGTAAGTACTTTGTTCACCTTATTCACTCCCTCTTGTGTGCTGGTGAAGTATGATATTAAAGAGCCTAATGCTACAATGAGCGCACCTATACCTGTGCTGATAATTGCACCTCGCAATATCTTCATACCAGTAGATACATTCCCCGTAGCCGTTGCAGTAGCATTGAGTACACCTGGCGCCATCTTGCCTGTCTGTACGAAATTGGTAAACGGAGTAGCCAATGCAACAACATTCACCTTCAAAGAATTAAATGTATTGACAACACTATTCATTGAAGTACCAAATGCTTGGTTATCCCCAACTGCATCTAATATCGCTTGTCGGTAATTACCTACATCTACTTGATTGTTACCAATACTCTTTTGCAGTTCCTTATACTTCTTATCCTGCTCTTGAATAACCGCCAATAATTTACCCCCTACCTCAGCATTGTTGCGCTCCTCTTCTGAAAGTAACTGATATATGTGTTTATTCTGCGACAATGAAGCACTCAACTCCTTAATTGAGCCAGTTTTTTTCTTATTTGTATCTATTTCCTTAGTCTCCGTAGTAATGTGATTCTTTACCAAAGTGTCATACACACGCAACTCATCACTTTGCCCCCTCTGCTCTGCTGTTAGCAGCGTGAGTCTCTTCGTATACTCTTCTATTGATATATTCCCCTTGGAGAAGTCGTCCTTTAAGGCTTTCATCTCGTTGCCGATATTAATCAGCTTCTCACGCACCTCAGCACTCTTCGCAATGAGTGAATCCACATCAATATCTACCTGCGCTATATTTACTCTTTCCATATCTTTTAATTCTTAACTAATCTTTATCATTTCCACTTCTGCCAATGCGCCTGCCTTGTATTTTATCTTGTTTGGCAAAAAGTAACACCCTAACTGCTCAACGTATATACGTGAGAAGAACGAGAACTCGTATATATCAATTTCTGACAAAGCAAATTCAGCAGTAACAATGTAGGGGTGCTCCATTAATCTTGGCAAATCCTTGTAGAAAGAACTAAGCAATGTATTCCACTTGTAAGGTTCACCATCTGCCGCATTTACATTTTCTACGACAAATCTATCCCCTCCTACTGTTGTAACAATAGCATTTACTGGCAACTTCTTGCGTAAGAATATATGCCATCGTCCTGTTTTCTCTTTATATTCTACTTTTACCTGTCCGTTCTCCACTTTTTCCTCTTTTGCAAAAAACTCCATACGCTCCAACTCTACGTTGTTTATTGCGAGCCTTTTGTTTTTAGGAGCGTAAAATCCGACAGCAAAGTCCTTTCTATCTGCCAAAGTTTTGTCTTCAAAAAATAATCTTCCATCCCAATCCTCTTGTATGTGTCCGTTATTGTCGTCATACTTTTTATATAGAAAATTATTCTTCTTGGCATAATTCTGTGAGTGGAATTTAACCTCTTTTACATTCACAAACTTGCCTGTCCAATTCAAAACATTATTAGTGTTTACACGCTCAGAGAGTGTATAGAACCAATACTCGCCCGTCTTGCTATTATACATCGGTGTTATTGAAAATATTTTAAACACATTTCTGAACAAATCTATAAGCGAAAAATCACTCACCAACGTTTGTAAATCATCGTTCTGCGCCAGCTTTTCAATCTTAAAGGTAACTCCCTCAACCTCTACCGTGCTATACTTGTCTGCCCTCATTGATAAGAATATTTCGTCGCCCTTTTGCCCGTAAATATCAAACTGATAACTCATATCCTCCCAAGTATGCCCATTATAAATATTCAAATCATCTTCTTTACCTCCTAATGAAGAGCTGAGTATCCCAAACCAAGCGTGCCCATCTACTATTCCGTGCACTTTCTTGATATCTATCTTTACTCGGTAGTAACCATTGTTTAAAATTTTGTAAGGCAACACGGTAGGCTGGTATACCCCCACATAGAGTTGTATTCCATATCCATTACCATTTGGTATTGGAGGAAATCCCCATAGGTTGTGCCTTGGCGCCATATGTATACCAAATCTTTCGTTATGGGTTGCTATAAAAGTATCTTCCTGCTTCTCTTCATACTTAATGTTAGATGAGCATATGTAACTCATCTTAAAAGTGTCATCTTCCAAGAAGTCACCTTTAAAGCTAAAACCTCCCTCTTGCGCAACCAATTTAAGTATTCTTCGCAAACTTATAGAAAGAGGAGACCTCTGTATATTCCATAATATACCATTACTGCCGAGGTCACTTACACTATCGTCGCCATAGTCAGCGAGTAAGTACATTGTGTTATCTATTTTACCATTCTCGTGGCTATTTGTCACCCACCAAGAACTCTTAGAGCTTCCGCCATCTAATAATTCCTTCAATCCTTTAATATCTCTATTCTGTAAGAATTGATATAACTTCTTGCTACTCTCTTTAAACTCAAAGATAAAGTAATTACCTCGTGAGCCTATCAAGTACCCTTGCCCCCCTTGCACTATTGGAATGCCATTAACATAGTAATCCACATTATATTGCTTATATGCCCCCTTATCTTCAATTGTAGGCACATCTGCAAATCCAAATATAGAGCGATTGCCAGACGTTATTGGCAAATATATTGTCTCAGAATACGATACCTCCCTTGTGTCAAAATCAAACATATCATTTACCTGCAAAGTGTAGGTGAATGCTTTTTGTTCTAATTCTGCCTCTGCTCCATCTATTATTAATGTTATCATATGTTTGTTGATGTTCTCATTGGTTCAAACTCTATTGTCACTGTAAAGGGGTGCGTGTCTTGTGAATTCACATCAAACTTATATGAACCTTCTTGTACCATTACTCGCTCCCATTCCTTACCGTACTTATCTCCTATGTATAAGTATACATAACGACTCTTTAACAGCCCCTGTAACTCTTCCACCTCCTCGCTCATTACTGCTATATCGCTATGTAGTGTCCACGTCTTCGTTGCCGTTACGCCAAAAGGTCTAATAAGCGGGTAATCAAAATCTGTCTTGTAACCCTTTAAGAAACTGCCTAATGACTTTGTTTTGATGTCTTCCTTGTAATTGGTAGAAAATAGCCAACTACTCACACCGCCCGCTTCATTTTGCCAAGCCAAATAGACTCCACACTCTTCATCTATTACCCTATTAATAACATTGTTGTATACTTTGTAGATATTGGTTCGCTCTTCCGCAATTACCTTTGCTTTTTCTTTATTATTCTCATCTTCTACTACAATATAATCTATTGTGGGAGGGAAGTTTTTAAAATAAGTTGTATATGTTTTAATTGGGTCTCCATTTGCCTCAGCAAAACGTCTAAATATACGAGTACCCTTCTGCTGTGGCAATACATTCCATACTGCAAAAGTAGCAGGGTATAAGGTATATTCATTCTTTACTACCAACTTGTTACCGGTGTTATCTAACAGAAATACATTCTGCTTCTTCTGATAGTCGTAATACTCTGCCGAAGCCTCTACCTTTATTCTATGTGTTTGTACCATATCTCTTAAACCTCCACTTAATATTTTATTTTCGTCGCTCCCGTAGTCACCTTTGAATAGGTCCTTAAATATGGCATCAACATTTATCTTTACATTTGCAAAAACACCATCATAAGTATAATTTACTCTCATATCTACACGCTTCTCATAAGCGTAACCAGAAAATAGGAATGTATAATACTTAAATGTCAAGTGTACCACACATTTATATTGCATTTTCTTATTTTCTTCATCTTCAAAAGTTATCTGTAACGGAATACCGCTAAAAGCTCCTACAAAATCACCAATATTTCCTAAATCCATTATTTCATTTCTTTTATAAAGTTAATAATCTCACTTGTGAAAGTAGCCAAGTACTTATACCCTACCTTCTCTATTATCTGTTGCACCCTCTTAGGTGTTATTACAGCGTCAATAAATGGTGGCTGTTCGCCTCCTTTAAATCTCTTAGTTCCCTCTCGTGCTATCTTCTTGGCAATCGCCCACGCCAACGAGGTAGTGCTCATCTTGTCCTTTATTGGTTCTAATCCTCTTGCCAATATCCAACGCTCAATGGCTTGTATAGGTGGCATTCTCCCCTCCTTGCGTCCGTGTTGCATATAATAGGTGTAATCCACTCCCGTAATCACACCACGCAACCCGCCGGTAGTAGCCGTAGCCTTTACTTCGAGCGTGTGCTCCCATAATCCACTTGCCCGCATACCAAGTTCTTCATACTTAGCGATTAGGTCAAGTTTTAAGGCTTCCAATTCCTCTTGTAATATCTTAACAGCCTCTTCCATTATTCACTACTAATTTGGAAGGTCACCAGCACGCCATCGAAGTTGTTATCATACAAGTTAATAACCTCAACCATTCGCCAGCCCTCAATTGTGTAATCACCACAAAAGGCTTTGGCAATTTTCATCACCTCTCTTTTGCAAGGTTTAATGTACTGCTCATACTTACCTTCTACTTGTTCGTTTTCGCTCTGTGAATTATACACCCTATCAAATTCCGAGTGTTTCAAAAGCATAAATCGCCCGTTATAGGTGTGCTTCGTTGGTTCGGCGTAATCATCAAACGTTACACTCTCTTCTAATGGGTCAAGAAAGAAGTAATAATCCTTACCAGCTTCTGTTTCCAAGTTGTGAAAATCCGAACGCCCATAATCAAAGTGCCAGCCGTTACTTGTGGCTATCTGTTGCAAAATCTCTTTCATTTTCAATAAAGGTTTTTATTATTTCTAAAACATTGGTGTATGCTGAAAATTCACCATCAGAAAAGTTTTGTAAATGTTCAAACTCTTTTGCAACATCTGGTGTTAGAGTAACACCCTCTCTTATTTTAGTGATGATTTTTTCTAATAACATTAATTCTTTCATATCCTACTTATTTACCATTATTTTCTGAAATCTATTCTGTATATTCGCTTGTGTTGCCCTATACCACAAGATATAATGCACTTCCAAGTAATTGAGTTTCTCAATATCGTTGTACCTAAGAATATCACCCCCTGCGAGGCTATCTATCATTGGCAAGTCTCCAAACTGCTCTAATTCTTTAACCCCTGCTTGTTGTAGTTTAATGTCGTGTTCGGTAGGTTCGGTATTCCAATGCTCTTGTTCCATTCTCATTACCCTTTCTGCCTCCAAGGTGAGAAATCGCAAACAGCCATAAAAGCGAAATACATTCATACGTAAAGGCTCTTCCTTATATACCATTCGCACCACGTCTAATTTATCTATACTATCTAAGCTCATCGTTTGCCTCTTGATACTATTCACCTCGCCAAAGGTTAATTCGGTAATGCTCTCTTTCACTCCGTGAGTACGCTTCTTAAACCAACGCCTACGTGTATAGTTTGGTATTGGCTTTAATATTTTCAAAGCAGGCAAAAGCTCTTTCTGCTTTTCTTCGGACAATTGTAGAAATTCGTAAAGTGTCATCTTCTGAATATAGGTTTAAAAATTCGCTTAGGTTTCAAGTCAAAGTACTCACGCATTAGTAACATATCTCGGTAGTCAGGGCTTCTCCCTATGGCTTGCTTCACCGCATCTTTGTTAATTACTGATAACTTTTGCCCGTCCTTATTATCGCTTTTGATTTGTTCAACTTCCTCAATTATCATCTCCTTGGTGCGCTCTGATATCTCAGCACTAATGTATATACCATTACTATTAATGCGCTCGGCTAACTTGTACAAGCATTGCGTCTGCAAGTTCTTGTAATTGGTAGCGGTTCCATTCTCTTCGAACGGTGTGCTATTATTCTTAAAGCCTACAATACCCGTGTTATCTACCACTCCACCTCCTACGCCATCCTCATCGGCAATACAATTACCCTTGGGTATATTATACTTCATTCGTAGCGTGTTTATGAGTGCTTGTATCTCGGTAGTTGCCGAAGTTGCCAGTGTATATACTTCTATCAATTCCCAGCCTTGCCATACACCTATCACGCACAAGTCCGAGCCAAAGCGGGCAATATCGGCTGTTAGGTACATCGTGCTTTCCTTGGGTAATTGGTCGTTATTGAATATCGCTAATATCTTATCATAATCACACAACGCATTCGGGTCATCGTCATATTCCCATAGCCCATTGAGTAGTCGTTGCTTCTCTGCACCTCTTAGGGTATTCTCCAAGTTCTGAATGTATTCCTTTGGTAACATCTTATTATCGTAAGGCAATGCTTGAATAAACGCCCGCCTCTTATCAAGTGTACCCTCCTTGTAAGGTGTGTAAAATTCCTTATATAGGAAATTCTTAGAAGGGTTGGCGGTAATGAGTAGTTTGCCTTTCAAATTATATTCTCTATTTTTCCATCTCCCTATTGATATTTTCAAGTTAGAATAACTATCATAATCGAACTCTCCGCCCTCTTCTATCCACCCACGGGTAAATTGCATTGAGCCTAACCGCTGGTATTGCGGGTCGCTTGGTAAATACTTACAATCTAATAGCAATACTCGTGAGCCATTATATAATTCAAAGTAATTGTCCTGCCCATTATACTTCCACGCTTCTTGCGGTATGCCCCAGCCGTTGAGTACCTCGTGAATGCTCGGTGTTGTAAATCTCCTCAAATCGTTCAGTTGCTTACGGGCAATGAAATACTGTGTACCTGCATACATTAGAGCGTCGGCTAATATCAATGAGCAACCTATGAATGATTTGCCACCACCTTTTGCGCCTCCATAGAGTATTTCATCTGTATCATCATTATACCACTCCTTAATACATTCATATTGCTTTCGATTGCCTCTTGGTGAGATTATTATCTTACTCATCAGGTTCGCCCTCCCATACTATCTTTACTTCTGTAACGCTAAAATCGCCTTTGACTTCTTGCTTTATTGGAGCTTCCCAACCTTCCATCTTTGAGAGTTGTGTAATAGCACTAATGCGCTCCCGATAAGATGGGAAGAACTTTTCACCATCTATCTCTCTGCCTTTGCCCCTTGCTATATCAGCAAGGATTTTTAGTGCGTCCATTTTTGCGAATAAGTCTTTTTTGCGCTCTTCTACCTCAGTGCTTATCACTTGCTTTGCTACCTCATCATTAATCGTTCTTTGCCAATCTTTCAGTTCTTTTTGGGCTTGTTTCCAATCTTTATCAAAGGTAGTCTGACCCTTACCCCACTTCACCTTATATCTACCCCACACCTCTCCATACGATAATAGAGGGGACTTCTTGAGTTCCTCTAATATCCATTGTTGCCTATATCGTGGAGTGTTATTCATATTTTCTTATATTTCTCGTCTATTATTTTCGGAACGGTATTATTCCAACTAATAGAATGATGTAATCTTTTATGTTTATCACCCATTAGTCTTATTTTAACGCTTGAAGGCTGAAAGAGAATCGTATAAAAAGACTTTACATAAGTACCGCTTTCTAAATAAGCATCAGTCATTCCTCCTTTATTTGATTGTGTTTGCATTTGGTTTAAGCTAATGAAAGGTATCGTTATAAATACATCTCCTTTACTTGCTGTGTGAGTATATGTATTAACGTCTTCATTTATCCGTCCTAAAAATGTGAATGGTCGCAGAGTGCTACATATAAAAGAGTTCATCGCTTTTCGAGATAAATTCATTTTAGCAAACGTTCCTTTTGCTCCTCCTATAAAATCCCCACCTTGTGCTATACATATCGCTTTGGCAGTGGTGTTTTGGTAATACTTTAGCAATAATGTAAATAGTCTGTCAAGGCTTTTAATTTGTGGTGTTTTTAGTGCATAATCTTTATTACTATCAATACGATAATTAAAATCTTTATAATCATCATCTAACTGCATAAAGTAGGGTATGCCTAATTCTTTTGCTATGGAGAAGCAAGCGTTGCGGGCATACACTATTGTTTTGCGATTATTGAAATTATCAGCATTATCAAAGGTTTTGCTTATTGCCTCCTTATCAAATATTATTACCTTATTGCCAAAAAGACAGTAATATTCAGGTGCGGTTTCGTCTTCATTGTCAATCACTATATACACCTTACCTGTGTAGCCTTGCCTTTTGAGGGTTTTAAGGGTGAGAACATTGTCAGGACGACCGTGCGTGAGTATAAATATGCAAAAGTTATCATTCATCATAATCATCTTTATATTGTTCGGCTACTTCATCAGAGAGTTTCACATAACCGTACTCTATTGCTTTATTGAAATCAATAATCACTAATGCGGATTTTTCCATTAGTTCTTGTACTTCTTTATCGGAATGAGCGTAATACTCGGCTATTTTACCATAATCAAAGACGGTGTGCCTATGCGCTGCTTTGATTAAAAAGTCTTTGTCCTCTTTGCTTATATTTGCTTTTTGGATTTCCTGAATAAGGGATTGCGTTTTTTTATCATTGGTAAGGGTGGAATAGTGGGGCTTATCCTCGGTTATTTCATAGTGAGGTGATTTGATTTTCTTGGTATATACATTATCATCACCATACTCGATAAAATCTTCATCATTGTTTGCTTCACTTATTTCAATGCCTAATGTATTTATATCTAAATTGTACTCACTTGCTACTGCTTCTACCTCCTCAAGGTCGATGTTATAGTTTTGGTGTGCGGTGGTATTAGCCAGTATTTGGGCTTTGTAGTAGGTATCTGTATTGTCCTCAATATCATTGCGCACAATTACAGGATATTCATTTTCAGCAAGGGTAATTTCTTTTGGTACAAGTCCTTTTTCATCGAACTTTTCCTTGCGGGCGTGACCTGAAATGATTGTGCCTTGCTTGGTTACTGATATGCTTTCAATTACCCCTACCTCATCGATAGAGTTACTGAGTAATTGCATACCCTTTTCAGTATGCTTGTTTGTGTTTCTCTTACTTGGTTTTATACGTATCATTTAGATATATAATTTAACAGTGTTTTTTGTATATAATTTTCTTGAAAAATTGTATTTCGCTATTTCTGTATTTGATTTTCAATAACTTGCTGAAACTTCTCAAAGGTGTAACATACGGCGTAGGTATGCCCTAATGTGGTTACTTTCTTCTGAAACTCTTTTTGGCTGTCAGTTTGGCGATTTCCTTTTACTTTCATCTCAATATACAGGCTCTTCCCTTGTGGAAGTAACACAACTAAGTCTGCTACCCCCGCTAATACCCCCTCTGTTTTGAGACGCTGCGCTTCACGCACGTTGCGACTACCACCATTAGGGACGGCGTATATAACGAGGTTCGGATATTGGTGTCTGAACCAACGCACGCAAGCGGTTTGTAAGGTGCTTTCTTGAAGTTTCATAATCATTCAAATTTCGTAGTGCAAAGGTATAAAACATATTAAACAATTCCTAATGTTTTTTGATATAATTATTTGGTAATCAGATACTTATTTGTATTTAAAGCTAAACAAAAATACTTGCAAAAATTCAAACGTTTGAATATCAAAACGCTCAAAAACAAAAAAGACGAGCAAATGCCCGTCTTATTGGTGAAAAATATTTTGTTATATTTATAACATTTCTATTTTTCTGAGTTTTTCGATGTAGAAATTACGAAGATTTGTAAATTCTTGTTCACTGAATTTTGCCCCTCTTAGGTTCATTCTCTTGTGTGTGGTAGTTGATACGCCCTTCTGTATCGCACGTGCTACCTTGCTATCGGATAATTCCAATTGCTGAATGATGTATATTACTTTGTCGTGTGGAGTCATAATTATTCTTGTGTTATCATATTAGTATTATACCATTCCCACGCTTCATCTAAGAATTGTGTTTCGGATATTTTTGGAGCTAATTCCCCTCCTGTTATCTTTACGTTATTCTGAATTATTATGAGCTTGAATTGCTCATATTCATTACATACATACAACTTCTGAGGTTTATGCACTAATTTATCGTTAAGTGCTACTTGTTGTGTACGCTCTCTAACTACCAATACCAATGATAGGTAATGAGGCGAGTAAATAAACTGAAAGCCCTTAGGCATTCGCTCTGGCTCAAATGCCAATAAGAATTTTGGCATTTTTAATTCAAATCGTTTTATTTTTTGCATATTATTTTGTATTTTTGCACCCTCATTTCTAAGGGTTTTTAAATCGTTAGAATTGTTTTAATTTTACAAGTAAGCCCCTAACACTACATTAGGGGCTTTTATTTTGCAATTACTTAGTATAAGTATTCGTAGATGCGTTCGTTTATTGCTTCTTCAAAGTCTTTTAATTCGAACTCATAATCTTCATCGTGAGTTATCTTACCATTAAGAGCTTTAACAATGATATTAGCTAATTCTTCACCGAAGTACGCTTTATTAACCCAGCCTTTGGATTTCCAAGTGCCATAACCTGACCATTGTTTATCAACCTCTATAGTGTAAGGTTCTAATGCTACGATTTGAGATGCTAAATCATCTACAATAGGTGTTAATTCACTTACTGAATAATCACCTTTTCTTTCTGCTAATTTGTTGAATAAATCTTTCATTTTCTTTGAGTTTTTAATGTTAATAATTGTTCTTGCTTTAATTTTACACGACAAAGATACGACAATAATTTTTATTGTACAAGTTTTTTTGCATATTTTTTTACATTTATTTTGTTACATCTGTAACAAAAGTGCGTAACTGCTATATAATCAATATTTTACATACAATATTTTTTACAAAAAAAAGAGACAAAGAACTAAAAAAATGTCTTTGCCTCTCGAAAAAATTACAGGAATTCCTCCCAATTAATCTTTGGAATTGTAACCTTACAAGTAAAGGTGGGCTTTCTCTCAATTAGCCTCGTATAATTTGCTAATGATATCAGAGGCTCATCTTCACTTAAAGAAATTAGGAATGCTTTTAAGGCTTTTCCTTGCTCTTCTGATAAGAGCAAGGGAGAAAAAGTATTATCTTCTTCCTTCTTGCACAGAATGAGAGAGCCTTCTTTTAATTCGCTTAACTTTGTAATCATTTTATCTATCTTTATTTTCGTTTAATATTATTACCAAATTCCTTATGTACTTCAATTAACTTCATCACCAGTCCTTCTCGTGCTTTCTCGTACTTCTTTGCAAAATAGCTAAACGTGTTCCCCTCCTTAATATCCAAGTGGTAGAATGCGCATTGCGTACCGATGTTAATATCCTTGAAGGTTATCTTGTAGCCTTTCGCTCTGAACCAAGCAAAAACTTGTTCCCAAGTGGGGAGAGAAATACATTTCTTATCTCTATTAAAGTTTTCTTCTTTAAATGCAGATATGTAAAAATGTAAATATCCTTGCGCTTCTCCTTCATTATAGTAACTATTTGTTTCTATCGTAACATCAAAATCATTTTCGTAATAATGAAATAATGTAGGTTCATTAAACCCTATTCCTTTGAGTTCTTTGGCTATCTCTAAGGATACGAGCCAAGTAGTGTATTGTTCTTTATTATTCATATCTTTATCCTTTAAATAAGTACATTGACCAACTCATAGCAACCTCTTCATTGCGATTGTCCAATTCTTTGAGTAAACTTTCTATTTCTTTATCCTCACTAAGTTCAGGAGGAATTTGTAAATAGAGTTTTTTCATTATTTCATTATGAGATTCTGTGTGTTTCTCAACCTCTGAGAGGTGTGTTAGTGCCTCTTTCAGATAACTTAATAATTCTTGTTTGTTCATTTGTCGATATTTTTAGCGTTAATTATATTTCCTAAACTTAGTACAAAGTAGGTTTTACCCTCTTCTGCGCCCCATTCGGGCCTTCCTGTGCTTGGTGTTATACTTTTCAATTCAATCGTGAATTGAGGAGCGTTGGAGGCGTACCCATTGCGAAAGCATACATTATCATACGATTTTCCTAATAGGCGTTTTGTCCAATAGGGCTTGATTTCTCGATACTCTTCGGTCTTCTTACCTGATAGTATCATATCAAACCACTGCTTTTTTAAAGTTAAATGTAAAGTATTCATTATATCACTTCTTTTTAGTTATTAATTCCTCTCTCATTCCCATACAATATGAGCGGTAATTGATATTGGACTCTTTCATTAGCACGTAATCATACCATTGTAGTATCTTGCCCTTCGGTTTGTCGTGCTTCATATCGAAGTATATATCCTCGATATTGAAAAAATAGTCTGATAAACATATAATACCTATCCCTACATCGTAATTGTCGAATTCAAATTGTAGTTCTTGCTTGTCACAAAACTCCTTGATGAGATTACGTGCAGCGTACTCGAATAATTCCACTGCTTCTTGTTCTTGTGGTGATTGTTTTTTCATTGTTGTTTTATTGTTTATTAGGTGTTAATAATTCTGAAAGCTCCTTGCCCTGCGTAATGAGGTAGTCGTAGAAGAATTTCAAAGTATCTTCCTTCTTAAAGCTCCTCAGTTTACCCTCAGGGTCGCTTATTCCCTTCTGATATTGTTCTATCAGTGTCTTAACGGCACTAAATTCCTTCTTATCCTTAGCCTTCGTTTGCTCTTGTCGAAGTCGCTTCTCAGTTTCCGCTCGCATTAATTGCTTGTCCTTCTCTGTAAGTGTAGCGAAGTAAGGTTGTAATATACCTCGCTGATAGAGAGCGTCGTATATAGGCACGGATATTATTGGCAACTTCTTGGTTTCCTTATATTCTTCAAAATGATTGATAAGCCAACTTAGCGATGAGGCTTCTCTCTCTTCTTCTGTCATCGTGTTTTGTTTCTTGGGTAATTGTGAAATGTTAATGTTATGTACTCGCTGGGTGTCTTGCAACCACTGACGGTATCTTCCCAAAACCTTGCAGACGTAGGACACATCAAAAAACTGATAGTGGTCGGTTACGTCGCCAAATTCCCCACTTCTATCCATCTGAAAGGCTTTGTATATCTCCTGAAAAGAAAGTCCTGAAAAACGGCTAAAAACAGCGTTCCATATTTCCTGCTTTTGCAAAGGGTCGATTTCTCCTTTGAGCCCCACGAGGGTAGCAATATGAGCAAAGAGGTATCCAAACGTCTCTTGTATCCTTACTTCCTCGTGGTTGTAGTCTCTAATTCGCAGGTATTGGTGTCCTGTTTTAGCTATTGCTAATGGTGTGAGTGCCCCAGCCTTGACTATTGTTTCTAATATTTTCAAGGGTTTGTCTTCCTGCAATATACGTAGGTTTGCCGACTGTGGGCTGTTGTCCGTACAGCTCAGCGTTTGTAATGATTTTTCCATTTTCGTCTAAGATAATTTGATTATTAGTGGCTTGTTGAGGTGTTTGTTCTGCTTGTAACCAACTCGCCTCAAAACCTTTCCATTGCTTCTGTACTACCTTTTCAAGAATAGCGTTCTTGTCTTGCCCTGTTTTTTGCACTTGCTCAATAAAAGTATTAAATGCACGCTCGCTGTTTATGGCTTTCTTTGCTTTGCGTATTTTTAGCCACTCATCTACAAGTTCGGAGGCAAAACCTTCCGCAAGCATTGCCTTTTTGAAATTGAAAGGAGGGGGGGCGGGCGCAACTTGGGGGGAGGTTTCTTTTTCAGCGTTTAAAGGCTGTTCTTTTTTTTCTCCATCGCCAAAATCCACACACACGCTTTTTTGTTTCTTTTTTTCTAAAAAAGAAATATTTAATTTACTTTCTTTTCTTTTTATTTGTTCATTAATGTTTACATTAACTCCGCTTGAAGTAGGATTAATGTATACATTAACTCCTTCCAATAACCAATATTGCGATAAATCAATATCTTTACGTCTTTTTGACGCTTCTAAATAAACTTTTTGAATATGTTTACTTGTCAATACATTGTGCTCACTAAATACAAACCCATCGAAGAACTCATATTTAACAAGTTTTTTGACAACCTCCTCAACAAGCCCACCGGATAGTCCGCCAAGTCTTGCCAATTTGTTTTTTAAAAGTTCCGAAAACTCCACGAAATACCCGTTGCGGTAGATTTCACAAAGCAGTCGCAACACGATTATCTCTCCTTTCACAGAGAACTCCCCCGAGATAGCCAGTATTTTATCGTCTTCAAAAATCCCAACGTCCAAAGGGAAATAATCTAATCCTTGTTTATTAGGTCGTGCCATATTGATATTGTTTTATTCGTCTATTTGGTCAATTTCCTTGTTTTTCGTATAGTTTATTAAATTGCTCTTTACCCATTTTCCCTATGGCTTCAGCCACGTTCTGATAGCCAAGTTTTTTAGCAAAAGCACTCTTCTGGTCATACAAGTCTCCAAGCATTTTGGGACTACTGTCTTTCATTGTCAGGGGGACTATCCCCGAGTCTTGTAATTGCTTAATACCTTGTAACTGTACCTTAGCAGTATTGATAATGGTATTGGCAACATTTGTCATCGCCTGTGCTTTGGAAGTATCAACGCGGTCTTCTTTTATATCATTCAAAAGTTTGAATAGAGTTTCGTTTAAATCATCTAAGTTCATTTGTTCAGTTGTTTTTTTATTTTAGAAATTTGTTTTATAGCTATTTTTAACTCATTAGGATAACGGTGAATAGTATTGTTTTGCATAAGTTCTTCATTGCTCACACACGCCAAATTTTCTAAATAGCAATCAAGCGTATTTCCATTCTTAAAAATGATATTATACCCTTTAGGTATTGTTCCGTGTGCTTGCTCCCATAGATAACGGTGTTTAGGTATTGCTTTTCTCGCTCCTGGTATCTTTATATAGATGTAAGAAATACCTTTTTCATTGCGAAACACCTCAGTATAATCAGTAAGAGTATTATGAGGTAAATGCCCTTTTTTAAAAAAAGTGTGTTTTACCTTCTCATAAGTTTCTTTTGACATTTTTCTACCTTTGTTTTCAGGAATCTTCCCTTTTTGATATCTACTAATTAGTGATTTTTCTTTCAGTAGTTCGCTATACCCTAAGCGGTGTGCTTCTTTTCTGATTGTAACACAACTTCTATTTAATACCTTGGCTATCCACTTTAAAGAATGATTGTGAATATGCTCGTGAATAAAAGTAAGTTCTTCTTCTTTGAGAGGTCTTTTCATTCCCTCGCTTTTGAAAAAAGCACATAATTCATCTGATATTCTAAGATTGTTTTTGCGCATAAATCTCTGAACTGCATAAGGTGATACGCCTAATGTTTTTGCAATTCTTTTACCTGATAGTTTTAGATAATGCTCACGAATGAACGCTGCCTTTTCTGGGGTGATTACAGATTTCATAAGTATTTTATTCTTTTTTTAGGTTATGTCTTTTTACAAAAGAAGCTACGGTAAGTCTATGAACTTTAGTTAATCTCCCAATAGCACTATAACTAATGTTATTTTCTAAAAGTTCTATTATTTGTTCTTCTTTTCCTGTGAGTTTAGTTTTAGCAGATTTATGCCCCTTGGGACGCCCTAATACTACTCCCTCAGCCTTTTTGCGTGCTAAAGCTTCTTTGGTTCGTTGAGATATAAGTTGTCTTTCTATTTCAGCAGATAGACCAAAAGCAAAAGCAAGTACTTTACTACTGATATCATTACCAAGACGGTAATTATCTTTGATAGTCCAAACCTGTACTTCACGGTTCATACATTCGTTAAGTATAGACATAATCATCAGTAGATTTCGTCCTAATCGAGACAATTCCGAACAAATAATAATATCATTTTTGACCATATTTCTTAGTAGATTTCCCAATTTTCGATTTTCTACCTTTGTCATTCCAGAGATAGTTTCTTCTACCCATACATCAATTTTTATTTTTTGTTTTTTGCAAAAATTATTTATCTCATAACGTTGATTTTCTACTGTTTGCTTATCAGAACTTACGCGTATATATCCGTATACCATAGTTATTGTATTTCTAATTGTACCACGAATCCAAGCTTGATTAAATTCTTAGCTTGTGTGGTGTTCATTACTTCTTCGTTATAGGCATAGATAGTGTGCTTATGAGGTTCTACCTTATAGCCTTTACTTTTTAAGCGGTAAGTATTGTTATAAATCTTCCGCTTTTTAGACGACACTTTATAAGTAGGTTTCACCTGAGCAGTAGAGCTTATAGGTTCTACTTCAAAGAGGAGTAGGGGAGAGTGTTTTTCTTTTTGAACTCTCTTGCTCTTTTTTTGAAGTCGTTGATGATTCTTTCTCTTAATTTGTTTTCTTCCCATAGCTGTTTTTTCTTCTTTTTCTGTTTAGTTATTGGATTGCTTTCTACATTGGTATTCAATAGTTGGCGCAAGCGTTCTCGTTGGGTATTATCCAACGCCTGGGCAACCTTGTACACTGTTTCAGCATCCATTGAAAAACATTTTAATAGTTATATCACATCGCAAAACATACGACTGATAATAAAACCAAAAAGGATTGTGCGCAACTCTACACGGCACAAACGACAATCTTGGTCGAGATGATAATAAGTGATTCGCTTAACCATAGCAAGAGAGAGAATTAGAAATTAGGGGTATTAAACAATTCATCGTTAGACAGCCCTGTAAGTTTCATTAAGGCATTGCGCCCTTTGGTACTGTCGAGCTTCTCATTGTCGCGGTCGAGCCAGCGAGAAATGGTTTCAAAAGACACATCAAGTTCTAATGCAAGTAACATACGGAGGCGTTGTTTAGACCCTCGCCGATTAAAAAAATCTGAAGTTTGTTTTGTCAGTTCCATATTAATTGTTATTTTTACAATTTAATTTTACTACGTTAATTTTAATGGGGCAAAGATAAACAAACTTTATCTTATATTCCAAATTTTAAATAAAGTTTATTTATCTATATTTTTTATCTTACTGATTATCAAATAAATATTTTTTGTTATGGATAAAGAAAATATTAAAAATTTCATCGCTTTACTTAAAAGTAAAGGAAGGGTTAAAAATCAAAAAGAGTTTGCCTTAATAATTGGTTATAAGAGTAACTCTGCTCTTTCTCAAGCGATAGCGAAAGATCCTATTCCTATAGAGACGTTTGATAAGATAAAGAATGTTTATCCGGAGTTTGAAGAATTTTTATATGGAGAGTATTTTTTAGAACCTAAAAATTGGATTGTTGATGATTTGAGTCGTTATGAAAGTTCTAAACATAATACAACATCATTAGAAAGAATAGGACTTCGTTTAGACGAGCTTTGTAGAGTGAAAGATATAAGCTATCAAGATTTTGCTAAATTGATAAATGTTGATTATATAGAGTTACTTGCATTCATATCTGGTAATAAACCTATTCCTGCAAGTCTTTTAGAAAAAATAATGGAAAAGATTCCCGAAATTAGACCTCTTTGGTTAATATTAGGGTATGGAGCTGTTTTTAAAAATATGGTAGATAGTAGAGATGAAGAAATAAAACATTTA